GCCGCCGCGTCATCGGCCGGCTTGCTCAGTAAGGTGATCGGGACGTTCACCAGCTTGTCACCTTTCTGTCCCGGCAGAGATTTGACCCCGCTCAACGAACCCACGGTTTCCAAAGACTCTACACTCTTCGATTCCGCCTTGACCGCCTCCAGGACCTGGGCGATATCCGATTCTGTCAGTGCCATATCAAACCCCTCCCTCTATAAGTTCATAAACCTGACCGTAACCGCCGGCAGTCAAGCACTCCCCGCACACCTCCTTGATGAGCGTGCCCTCCTCGGTGGTTATTTCCAGAATTCCGCCGCCTTGGATAATACGCTGACACAGGACATAAGCCCTGAACTTATCGTCACGTCCCACGGGATTGTCCTTGCCGTAATTGAACAGGGCCTCCGCCACGGCGGTGGCGATGTTGTCACCGCCGAGCTCGTTTCCGTCGAATCCCCTGAATTTTCTGTTTAAGTCCACTTTCATATTTTTTTTGTTTTAAATGTTTATTCTCCTGTATAGCCGACAATGATACCACCCCTCACGATAAGGCGTATCTTGTCAAGGTCGGGATTCTGAGCAGCTCCATTGCCCCAGTCCACACCCTCATTATACTCGTATGTCCCATTTGAGTTTCGTTTCACTACGTATCTGAACTTTTTTGACGCGCAAGCATCACTCACCAGTCCCGTATTGGTATCTCTTACATCCACTCCACCTACGAAAAAAGCGGCATAAGTCATGCCGGATGCCGGGTAAATCAAAGATCCTGTCGATGCGTATATGGCAGCCCCACCCATATTGGAGCCTACTGCTTTAATACCAAACCGTCCTTGCGTAGCCGCATTAAACGCCACATCCACGATGCCGTCAGTATCAGTTTGTGAGACTCCCAGTTTCAAGCTCCGGGAATCGTTACCGAAATAATCGCGGCTTTTCCAATACAAACGGCCGGAATCGATGGTAAAACCGCCTATCTTGCCTTTATCGGCCTTGACAGTACCGCTGATGTTGGCGTTCCGGGTTTCGATGCTCCCGTCCGTGAGGACCTTGAAATAGCTGTTAGCCGTAACAAGCCCCTCCAGTTTGATTTGGTCGGCTTTAATGGTGACACCGGAAACAAGATCGCCGAACTCATCCTTGGTGACATAGACGTTCAGTTCCGCCTTCTTCACGAGCCCGTTGCTTGTAACGCCCTCAGCGAACAGCTTGGAGAAATTGGCGGTGGTCACCAACCCCGATTTATTCCGAAGTTCCCCGTTCTCATCAAAATACACGGAAATCAGTCTGTTGTATTTGGCCGTCGTGATGATGGATGACGCCTCCAGCACATTGCCGTCCTTGTCAAAATTCGCGGCGGCGATCCTGAGCATCTTGTCCGACTGTTCAAAGAAGGTTGCATACTTATATGCCAGGGCATCCGTGCGATCGGTTGAGAATACCAATAAGGAAACTTGGATGACACCCGTGAACGACAGCTTGAAGTCGCCGGTCCCGTTCCAAAGCCCGGAATGGTTGAACACCTTTTCCCCGCCGACCGGCAAATCGCCGTCATAAACGAACATGTTGAAGTTCTCGAACCCTGTCTTATCCCCGTTCACAAACTCGACACGAAGATGACCGGCCTCGACCACCTTGTAATGGAAGGACAGATATACGTAGCCCGGGATAAAAAGCCCCTCCCCGTTCACCTCCCTGAAATCGGGGATCGTGCGGAAATCCCCGTTCTTCTGCATGATGTAACTGTTGGTTATACGGACATAGGGGACCTTACCGGTCTTTACGACCTCCACATTGCCGTTCTCGCTCGATGCTAACAGTTTGTTATCGGCAAGAATCCACTTGCCACCGAAAGTCAGGAACGCGGCCTTATATCCGCTTATCCATTTGCTCATCCCTTCGGTAAACGTGGTGTTATCGAAAAAGCTCTGCTCTCCCCTCACCTCGTCACGCAGACCCTCCACGGCTGATTGTATCTTACCCTCCGTAATTTCAAATTTCGTCAGGATATCCTCGCCGGTCATGAGGACGAACGTACCTTTCAGATATACGTTGTCGCCATAGAGACCGTTCCCGTGCGGCTGGTTATTCGCCGGGAAAGCGCTGTCCTTGATACCGTCAAGATTACCCACCCGGCAGCGCAAACAGCCGTTGAAGTTTTTCGCCATCACGCCATCCAGTATGTCAACACGTGGCTGGCCGTCCTCGGTGGCCGATATGCTGATCAGGTTCTGCCGGAGCGGGTTTTCCGTGTTACCCATCAATACACACTCGTCACCCGCCTTCGGTTCCGTCCCGCCAAACTCCCTCTGGGGTACCGTTATCCCTTCCGTGTCGCCTTCCGACACTTCCACCCAGTAACCCCGAATCTCCGCCCCCGTAAAAACGGCACAGCGCATCAGGTCGTGCGCCACGAACGTGTTCTCCTGCTCAAAGATGATACGGTAATTGTTGCCCTCCTTGGTCACGGTCTTGATCTTACCGTTGGCTGCGGATACAACCAGCTGCCCCCTTACGCTGCGAACCGTTTCTATGAGCAGTTCCAAGGCTACCAACGTCTGCCGGATGGTCGCCTTGTCTATCGTGAGATTACTCAGCCCCGTTATTTTATCTATCCATAGCTGCCAGCCCTCGCCGAACATGCCGTCTACGAAACGGGTACTGCGGAGCAATTCCCGGATAACAGCCGTCAGAAACTCGGCATTACCTTCGCCATCAACATTACCTCCGGATTCACCGGCCTTGTAATCCCCAAAACAAGCCCCTTTCAGAAAACCGATCACCTCGGCCGCGGTATCCCGACGGTGTTTGCTCAGGAATTCCCTTTGACTTCTTTTTGCCGAGTAAAGATTGTTGTCGGTCGGCAGCGTATTATCGAAGCTCCGGATAATATCGGGAAGGGCCGCGCTACCGACCTTATCCTTCGTATAACTTTTCAGTTCCACGATGCTGTCGTTCACCCTGTCAAACTTGGACACCTGCAGGGCGTCGCTGATCTCCAGGTCCATCTCCCCGGGAAGGTTTACCTTACGGGTGATCTTCGTAATGCGGCTCCTGCGGTAGCCGTCCTTGGGGAAATACTCGGCACTCTCCAAGCGCACACGCCGGCCGACAAACAAATCGACTCCCTGCTCCTCGATCCATACGTGATCGGTCGGAGCCTTGTAAGAGGCGATGTCCAGCCAATATTCCTTGTTATAGTCATCGACGGCTTTCCGGAATTCCTCCTCTGCCAGAGGGTAATATTCATCTGGCATCCGGACGTTCCAAAGGATATAGGTATCCCCTGCCTTCGGAACGAGCTTGCCGCCTGGAAGCTGCGTGTCGTCGCCATAAGGCCAGATCGTGATGATCTCGAACTCACGGGTGGCGCTGTCGAAGTTCACCTCGAAATAATGGTCGTCCCCCTCCCCCAGCCCGGAAAGGTCACCGCTCTGGAAGGAGACGCGTTTCGTCTCACCGGCCAGCTCGTAATCGTTAGGATCGAAATCCAGCCCTCCGTCCTTGAAGTAATAGACGGTAAAGGTCTTCCCTTCCTCGTCCTTTACCTCCTCACTGCGCACACTGCTTACCGTGCCCACTCGCCGGGGATAGATACCGCTGAAGGCGGCCTGCTCGTAATGGTCATAGATACCGTACTCGTCCACGCCCACCTCCACGTACTTCTTTTTTCCGGGGAGCATCAGACGGGGGCTGCCGTATTTCTCCGCGTCGATGTTCCGGCTGCTCCCGATCGGGAAAAGGCGCGTATAGAACTTCTCCGTATTGCTCGTATCCCGCTCCAGGGAGATCAGCCCCTTGCCGTATCCCAACGTGATCTCCTCGCCGTGCTCGCAACGGCACACGTTCACCGTCTGCCCCTCGACCCACCATTCGGCCTTGCCTCCCACCTTGCCGGCGATCTCCTTCAGAGCCTGGTCGCAGTACATGCCCTCATAGTCGATCACGATAAGATCGGTACCGTCCACCTGCCCCACCTTCCAGTCGGTAATGTTACCCATGCCGTCATTGATGGCCTTCACCACCATCGCCACATGGTCACGGGGCGTGGCGGTCAGCGTGAACAGGGGGTTGGTGTCACCGTCGGTGGTCTCCAGCACCAAGAAACGTTTGATAAGGCTCTCGATGCCGTACAGCTTCAGGTTATACTCCCATTCACCCTCGCTCACCTGCTTCGGCGTGTAGCGTTCCGTCAGCCAGTACCGTTCACCCAGATAGTCCGTGTAGTCGTTCACGTCCAGGGGCACGAAGGCATAATAGCTGAACGACAGGGAAAGCACATTCTCTCCCTGCACTTCCTTGCTTTGCGTCGAGCTGTCGTTCACAGCCACGCCCGCACGCTTGGTTCCGGCTTTGTCATATATCGTTAGAAGCATATTCCAATAGCGTTTGAATGGTTATATAATCGGGTTCGGTTCCCGGAACTTTACCTTAAATTTGCCGGCATGCACGCCTTCCGTCCACAGGTAGGTCAGCGGGGTAAACTTCGTGCAGTCGGCATACTTCACACGCAGTGTCAGATCAAGTTGGGGAAAACGGATGTCCAGCCAGCCGTCCTTCCCTTGTTTCAGAAAATTCACAAAGGCAAAGTACTGTTTCATCCAGCCTGCCTTGGTCTTATTGTACAAGGCGAAGTGCAGCGTCACGTCCCGCGCTTCATTCCGTGGGGTGAGCACGGCGCTGTATTTCTCCCCGTGCTCTTCCCGGATGGACACGGCGGTATCCTTCTTGGCCTTGCTCGGGGTCAGGATGGCCGTCAGGTTCTCCATGTCGCCGCGCCGGTCTTCCACCAGGAACACGCCGTATTCCGTCCAGATGTCCGTGCCGTTCACCAGCACCAGTCCGCTCAATATATCAGCCATATCACTTCACTTTTAGTCCGTCACGTATCATTTTCTTTATCACTTCCTTCAGTTCGCCCAGGTGTCCGGCACTCACACCGGTGTTCTCGGCTATCCGGGCCAGGTGGCCTTCGGCCGTGTCCATCTTCTCCGACACGCTTTCCAGCCGGTCGTCCATACTGCTCCAGTGCTGCAGCCCGCCGGTGAACATGCCCTCCAGCTTCGTACCCTGATCCTGCGTCATGGCCGTAAAGCCGCCCGCTTTCGCACTCTGGCTGGTACCGCCGGCTTCGGTCTTGTCGTAGCCCGTGGCTGCCGCCAGGTTGTCACGCAGGGCAAGGGCTTCGTCCACATACTTCATGTACTCTTCAGTCAACGCGTTCCGTTCCGCCTCGGTCAGTTCGTTGTCCTCCATGGCCTTGCCGAACTTCTCCCACCAGCCTTTCAGTTTTTCGCTGTACATCTCACCGATCTTGTTGCTCAGCATCGCCCGCATGAAGTACTCGGATATATCCTCCGCCGCATCCTTCGCGCCATACTTCATGTTCATCAGGTTGTCGATGAAGCTGCTGTACATACCGTCGAATGAA